TCGATCCACGAAGATGCGCGAGCGATGTTGGTAAGCAGTTCAGCGTCTTGTTGGGCTGAGGTTCCACCCACGACTAGGTTGTCGTAGTCGATAGCAGTCGGTGCGTTCTTATACTCCGCAACAGTCAGATAGTTACCTGATTGAAACGGGGTTATTGGTGAGATACCGACTGTCGCTGTCATTCTTAGTCTCCGTCTGTTTTAGGTGTAGCCATTTCGTGACCGCAACGAGAACACAACTTGAACCACGATCCAAAGCCACAGTTTTCGCAATTATACCCGCGATCGCCGTCACCTATTGTGTGTCTTGCTAAGTTTTCTTCGCTGAATCCTTCGGCTTTAAGCGTTTTGATGTCGCTGGGTTTAGAAGCTTGGTAGAAACCTGCTTTGTCTGCCCGTAGTGTTCTTGTACCGCTTTGAGTTTTAATGTCCACCGCTTTGAGATGTCCTGATGGACCGACTAGCCTTGCCATAGTTGCCCTTTCTATGAAAAGAGGCAGGGAGCCTTTCGACTCCCCACCCCGTTATTCAGTTGGTTATGCTGCTGTGATTCCTGAAACGAGTCCGTTCCAGAGTGGAGCCGCACAGAAGAATGTTCCGCGGAAGTAAGTTGAAAACTCATACGCGAACTGTGTGACCGGCCATTGAATGCCCATGTAGTCCTGCACCATGTAGTTAGCCCAGATGTCAGAGACCTCAGTGTCTGGGATAGGCAAGGTGTAAGACATAACAGGTGAAACGCCTTGTGGGAGCCAAGGGTGAACAGTAAGAGGAACACTCTTGCCTGTTGTCTCGTTGACGATTCCACCAACAACAGAACCGAATGTAACTCCGGTTGTCTCGTCTTGCATTACTTCTAGACGATAGTTGCTGTTTGCGTTTGACTTGATAGCGTCAGAGAGTTGCTTGCGATCTTGACCTGAGATAAGAATCTCGTCTGGATCAGCCTTTACAGATGCGTAGAGGCTAGCAAACACAGTCTGGTATTCAGTACCCGGATTTGAGTTGCTGAATGTGCCACCGATGTTGTTTGTGTATCCACCCTTTGAGAACAAGGTTGGAAGGATTCCATCGTAACCTGTTGCGTAAGCAGAGGTATCTGATGAAGCGCGAGAAGCTGTTGCACCAGTAGTTGTGTATGGTGCTTGGTTTCCGATAGCAGGTGTACCTGTGCCGCCTAGTGTGAATACGAGACCTGTTGTACGACCCTGATATGTTGCGTTAGCAACGCCAGTTGAAGTTCCAACGTAGATGTTGTATCCAAGTGCGCCTGATACAGATGCAGGGATTGTGATTGTGAGTGCTTGTGAAGAAGTAGCTTGTGATTGGACTGTTGTTACAACAGACTCACCGAAGCCGCTTGTAGATACACCAGCATCAGATGTGACATAGACGTAGTACGTTGCGTTTGCGAGTGCTGTTACAGAACCTGAAGGTGAAACAGCAGCGACAGTTGGTGTTGAAGGAGCAGAAAGTGCGCCGACATAACCAGAAGCAGTACCGCGAGCCATGAGCATCATGCGCTCTTCCATCAACATTGTTGCGTAAAGTGTTGATGTTGATGACAACTGACGGAGATCCTGATATCCAAGACCTGAGAAGTTAGCATCGAAAGAAACGCTATCTGATAGTGAGTAAGAGTTGTATGGCAAGATCAGATCATCTGATGCATACGAAATCTTTGCTCCGCGCTCGAAGTTGATTGAACCGAAAGCGGTTGTTGTTGTTTCGGTAACTCCAGGCCAAGTCTGACCAACGCCACCGGTACCTGTACCTGTGTAGCCGTTGATGCGCTTGATACGGTGCGATGTACCAACACCCTTCTTGCGAGGGATCTTGTTACGAAGTGGAGTTGGACGTGGTGTGAGCAACTTTGCAGGTGCTTCCAAGTCGAACTGTGCGAATGATGTTGAGAGTGGGCTTGTGAGTGTGATGTCCTTCTGAGCATCCTGCATAGCAAGACGTTGAGCGGAGATCGCGTTGTTGAGACCAGCAAGAACATCAGGAGATAGTGACTTGTTAGCCGCCATTGCCTCTAGTTGTGCTGTTGCGTCAACAGGTGCTGATGCACCGGGAACTGAAGGTGCTTCGAAAGACTTATTCAAGGTTGCCTTGAATTCGTCCATACGCTTTGCCGCCTTCTTAGCAGAACCAGCGTCTGCAAAGAGTTGGTCGGCGCGAGGTGCTTCTAGTGCCATTTGGCTTCGACCTTTCGGGTTGGTGGGTTGGTTACTTGTTGAGTTTGTTTGCTTTTTCGAGGTATTCAGCCTCTAGAGCCTTGTAACCCTTGACAAGTGTTGGGTCAGTTGTCGCAGCAGCCTTTAGACGATAGTCCAAAGCGGTTGCGAGCAGTTCGTTTGTGTCCTGATTTGGCTTGCGACCTGTTTTAGCAGGACCACCACTAAGGACAGCAGACTTTGCCGTTGCGAGTTCTGACTCAAGAGCCACCACCTTCTCGTTAGCCGCCTTCAGCGCGGATTCGTGAGAAATGATCTCTGTCTTGACTATTTCAGTTGCACTCTTTACAGCCTTCTCAACGATTGCGGCTACAGCCTTCTCGTCAAGAATCTCAGTTTTGATCTCTTCGATCACATGTTCGACTTCAGCCTCGACTTTATCAGCCTCAGCCTTGATCTCTTCGACAACAGTTTCGTGGGCAGGTTCGGCAGAAGCTTCTTCGCCTTCAGCAGACTTAATAGAGCCTGATGTGTCTAGGGTTGCGGCTGTTGTGACGTTTGAAGGTTGTCCGGTGTTAGGTACAACGATTTGTGTCTTGCCGTGTGCGTTTGTTGGTTGATGGCATCCGCACTCTAGGCACTTGCCGATGAGAGCAGACTTGTCGCCCTTGTGTCCTTTGCAGACATCTGAGTCGCATCCTCCAGCGTCTTTGCAAGCTTTACAACCGTCGCAGGTACACCCCGCAGAGCCGTCATTGGCGTCATTGTCGTCATCGCCGTCTGCGTCTTTATTGGCGAATTGTGAGTCAAAGGCGTGTTTTAACGCTTCGATAACTGCGTCTGCATCTTCATCTGTGCCAGTCTCTTTGACTAGGACATTTGCGATGCTCTTGATTACTGCGTCATAAGAGTCGTCATCGAACTTGACCGAATCAGGCGTGGTTGCCTTTTCGTGAAGTTCTAGGATGACATCGAGTAGAGGTGACTTCTTCACGTTCCAGCCTTCCGGTAGTTGATCGATCGCGCCCAATGCGCGAGCGCGTGTGATGATGTGTTGCTTAACCTTTGCAGGGTTTTTTGCGCGACCAAATGCTTGGATAGCGTTCTTTAGGTCGGCAATAGTCTTGATTGGGTATGAGCCGTCAGGTAGTGCTTGTCCTGCGTCTGCGGCATCTTGACGCTCATCGGCTGTGAAGTCGCGCTTCTCGATGAGTTCTTCAACCTGAGTCAATGTGCTTTCGCCGCCTACTGACTTTGCAAGAACAAGCTGGCAAGTAGGGTTAGCAGGTCTATCAACGAGGCTGACTTCTACGATTTGTCCGTCTACGATGCGACCATTAGCCGCCTTTTCGTCACGGATAACGCGTGGAGCCTTGATGCCGATAGAGAAACCTTTGAGAACCTTTGCTTCGACCTTCTTGCAAGAGATTGGATCTACGACATTAGCGGTGATGTAGAAGCCATCGCCTTTTTCTTCGTAGTCAGTTGCTACTCCAGCCGCGATAGAGGAGTGCTGTTCGCGGATGTTACCGCCGGACTTAAACCAATCAGGCATAGCCTTCTTCAGCCAGTCGTTATCGCAAATCTGAAGATCGATGTCGAGGTCATCAGATGTTGCCTTGCCATAAACTGTAAGTGTGCCGTCATCGTTCTTGTTGAACTTGACGATCTCTGCGAATGACTTAGCGAAGTCCTGTGCCATAGTTGATTTCTCCCTGTTTAGTTTAGCGGCGACGCTTTCAGCCCAAGACTTTCCGGCATCTCCACCCCACGCATCCCAAGCCACGCGACCCGGACTTGGAAATCCTTTTTCTCCTTGGTTAAATCCTTCTGCCTTCTTATCAACTTCGTGGCGAGCAAAGAAACTGACCATGCGGTTGATTGTGTCTGCCGAGATGCCCTCACGATTTGCAAGCTGTGACGCTCTTGTGCGCCCCGCACTTGTAAATCCATCTCCGGCGTGTCCATCTGCAATCCAACCTAAGGCGCGTTTAGCGGCTGAGGCTACTCCAGCAGGTGGGACAAAGGATTCGCTCATATTTAGTTTTATGCTGAATAGACGAGGCAAACTGCGCCGGCAGTTGTACCTGCGGTTGAGATTGCGTAGATTGAATCGTTGCCGTGCATCCAGATTTGCACAGTTGCGCTTGGTGCAAGAATTTGACCGCCGTTTGCTCCTGATGCGACAGTAATTGCGCTATCGCCGAGGTAAACGGGTGCGGTGTCGCGATTTTGGATTTGTACGGCGACATATCCCACACCATTAGGCATTGTGAGCAATAGGGTTGGTTGTGTTCCAACTGTGATGTTTATGTGATTGAGAGCCATGTATAGTCCTTATCTCGCGTGGTTAGAGTGTAATGCTTATTTCTTCGGCTTGCTTGGACGATCAGGTGCGAAAGTTGCGTAATCTTCATCTTCGCCATCTTCAGAACCGGACAAGTCTTGCGCTGTTGTATTTGCCGCTCCGATAGCCGCTCCGAAGCTTGTGAGATCCATGCCGTTGGTGTAGTCAGCGACAGAATCAAACGTCATAGTGTCTGGAATTACAGCAAGCAAAGTGCATACGCAGTTAGGGTGTTCCGGTGGTTGCGTTACGCCTTCTTCGCTTGATGGAAATACCTCGCCGATGTCTACCTGCTCGCCGTCTAAATCTACGCAAGCGCAACCTGTAGGGTCTACGGCTGACCACTCGACCTGTGAAACTCCCATAGCAAGATACGTGTCGATCTGTGCCGCGTTGGAAGCGCGTGAACCTTCGGTGCGAGCGACCAAAAGAGCGCGATCAGGCGTTGAGATGTGATCGCTAATGAGAGATGCCAGCGCTGTACCGCCTAATCCTTGCCCAATGCCATCGGCTAACGCTGTGCCGAGAAGATCGTAAGTTGAGGACTGCCCCAAGCTTTTAATCTCGATTCCGTTGAGCAACGCTTTGAGCCCACCACTAGGCGAGATCAATGCCGCCGCAGTTCTGTTTCCCGGTGTCCAGCCATCCCAAGAGATAGGTTCTAGCGCCTTCTCTTTGGCTTTCAAGCTTCGATAGACGTTGTCCTCTGCCCTTGCTTGCCCAAACGAATACATCTCCGCATAGTGGCGTTTGAGGGCTGAAATGAGTGGCGCTTGGTCGATCTTGACGTTATGCACCGCCCATGCCCGTGCGCGAGCGCGAGCCTGAGTTTGAGGTTGCTTAGGGTCAGGCATCGTGTGGAGATAGTTCTCGATGACTGCTTTTGGGTCGATGCTGGCTTTAAGCGCGGCGCGAATCTTGATGGCGTTCTTTGCCGCTATCTGTTCCGCGACTGCTTTTGGGTTCACGCCAAATATGCCTTTGTGAGCGAGCGGATAGTTTCCTTATCGCCATCAAAGTAGCAACGATTGAGCGCGTCACCGATTACTGGGTCAAGAGACTTAAACTCGAAATGACGAGCGCGGTCTGTTTTCTTTGCCCATTTGACGAACGCCTTGACCTCATCTGCCGCTTCTTTTTCTGAGTCCGGCGTGCCGACCCATACAGCCGCTTGATCCATACCAAGCAACCACATAGCCATTAAGCGATGGTGCCCATCAACGATTGTCTGTTGCTTGCCATCGTCATACACGAGTGGATAGTTGCGATATGGCTTGTCGGATTGACCCATGCTTTGGATGCGATCTGCAACCTTGCCACGATCAAGGACTGTGTCTGTGCCTACAAGATCAGCGATGTTTACGAGTTGGAGATTTGCCTTAGACCACACATCAGGGTTGAGCGGAATCGTTGGCACTACTTTCCAAGGTGACTCAACGTAATCTCCGGGATCTTCGTCAGTCTCTACAGCGTTACCGGCAGGGTTAGGCAGAGTATTGAGTTTGGATAGCGCGGCTTCTGCTTCGAACATAGAAGGTACGCCAGCTTTAGAAGCTTCTTCCTGCGTAACTGCGCCTTCAGGTTCTTTTGGAGCAGCAGGTTTTGGTTCTGAAGTCTCATCAGGGTTTTCTTCAGAAATGTCGTTTGTAGGTTTTGGCGCGGCTACTGGCGCTGGCGCTGTTCCCGGCTTGATTTTGGCTAGTGGGTTAGCCGCATCGTCAATGTCCAACTCGCCAGCAGGTGGCTGTGAAGCGTTGATAATGCCTTCTGGTGAAATGAAGAACACGCTGTTGCCGGCTACGAGCATAGGTTGATCTGCCGCAGGTGTGTCGAGAAGTGGCAATCCCAATTCGCTACGGCGCTCGTTGATGGTCTTTGTGCCACCGCGCAATTCTAGGTCTGACTTCTTCGCCGCTTGCTCGTTGTCGCGGATTTCAGAGATCATGAACTTGAATTCTAATTCACGAGGCATACCGAGGTATGTGTATGAAATGTTGGTGAGCATCTTGGCTAGCCATTGAGACAAAGGTGCAACGCCGATGTTTTGTGCGGCTTCGGCTTCGCCTTCTTGATGACCGCTTGCTCCTAGTCCACCCTTAGCAGAGAATCCGATCTCTGTTGGCAATACGCCGAAATGACCTGTGATTGACTCTAGTAGGTAGTGATCGAGTGTGTCCTTGAACTTCTCGCCGTAGCCTTCGTACATCTGTGGCTTTAGACCTGCTGGCAAGAGGAGTGCGCGCTTGCGTTGCTCTGTCTGTCCGGCGAGGTTGTCGTTGATGATGTTCTCGTATTGGCGCATAACGAGTGGATCCATGCCGAACTCTGCATCAGAGGTGAGCATCATCTCCGGCGTTACGCCATCGGTGTATTCAGCGCGTAGCCATTGTTGGCGGCGCAAGTAAAGATCAAGAAGTGGCAGAGCGCGCTCAACAGGAGATAGTCCATACACGCTGTTTGAACGGCGGTTGCGAACGAGGTAAGACAAATCATCCGAGGTGTATTCGCCATCTGCGTTTTGGTCATCGCTGTTGGCTGTGAACTCTGTGCGTGGGAAGCCATACAGGATTTGCTGGAAGGCTGGTTGCGGTGCCATTGGGCGCATACCGCGATCGTCTAGGAGTGGCTTGATTGTTGAGCCATCGAGGATTTGCAGACCATACAAATCTCCACCGACAGTTTTCTGTGGCCAAATAGCCCAAGCGTCAAGAACGAGGATGTCCTCTAGGCTCATGCTGATCCAGTCGATAAAGGTCATTCCATTCGAGCGATCAGGGTTTTCCCAGAATGTGCGTAGGCGGTAAATCTCATCAGAGAACTTTTGGCGTGCGATAGACATAGCGCGCACGTGATCTCCACCGGATTCAGCAATAATCTTTTCAGAGGCATCATCACCGAGCACGATGTCCCAGTCAAGTGAACTGATCTTTGCCTTCAATACTTCGATGCAACGGCGAGCGATATCGATTTGTTCTGCCGCGCCACGCAAAGTGTCGAACTGTACAAGCTTCTGTTGAGTGCCAAAGTTGATGTTCTGCGCGACTTGGTATTCGTAGCGGCGTGGATCGGAGCGACCATCATCGCGTAGTGGGTTGATGGATGCTGGCGATACAGGTAGCGCTGGACCGAAAGGCACACCAGCCAATAGTGGGTTGCGAGGGAGTGGAGTCTGTTGTCCGTAGTTAGCAGTTTGTCCTTGCGCCGTGTTCATCTGTTGCTCTGTGAGCGTGACTGCTCCTGCTGGCAGATTAAGTGCCGGAGCCTTTACTATTTGATCGGCTACTGCTTTGGCTAAGCGGTCGAATAGACCCATGTGCTTGCTCCTTGTTTAATGCCCCTTGTAATTCAGGCTGGTGTAATAATAGCGGTATTGCAACGTGGACACACTCTAGTACCGCGTAGAAGTGGTAAGCGACAGTTCTGGCAAAAGTCTGCGAGTGCCGCTAACGACTTCATCGCAACGCTTCCAGCCATCAAATCTGTAATCGCCCACACCATCGCGTCCATGCGGTCTGGTGATTCTTTGCTATCCGGTTCCCATGTAACGAGTTGATCTTCCAATTCAGGAAACGCGCCAACCATGTGCAGTCGCTTCTGCTCGCTTAATGCCGATACAGGTTCAGCGCGTACTTGCTTACCGCGAGATGCTGTGACCTTGCGTAATGCGACTGTGCTGTCTACCTGCTTCAACACTTCCAATACAAGATCGCCACCATTGTTGGTTTCCGCGATAACACGATCAGCCTTCCATTTGCGATACAACTCCACCGCTTTACGCGCCCAAGCGTCAGGAGTGCCTTTCATCGTGGCATCTTCCAGCACCCAGTAATGTCCATCAGGCGTTGCGCCGGCTACAACTATTCCGGTCATGTCTGCATCCTCGCCACTTGTCACAGCAGGGTCAATCGCCACGACTATGCGGTAGCACGCTGGCGCTTCAGTAACTCTTGCATCTTCGATCAAGCTTCTAGTCCAGAGCGCTCCTTCGGAATCTTCCAAAAGTTCGCCGAACAACTCCTGCCTACCTAAGCGAGTACCGGCATAGCGCGCTTGTAATTCTATGAGTGCTTGTGGAGCGAGGTTAGCGGCGTTATCGAAGGTTGAACCGCGAACGATCTTGACTGTGCCGTCTGTACGCTTGGATAGCGTTCTGATAATAGATACATTCTTAGGCGTGGTGGTAACTACTACGCGAGGATGCTGTCCTAAGCGCATACCGAACTGCAACTGATCCCATGTCTCCGGATAACGCCAAGCCGCCAACTCATCGCACCATGCTCCATGATGTTGTGGACCGCGTAGGCGATCAGGCTCATCTGCGGAGAAAAGCTTGATACGCGAGCCGTTTTTTAGCCGGATTAGCCCCGTACTTCTATTGTAGTAATCGAGATTTCCATACTGACGTAGGATAGGGATAACCCCTGATTCACCTTCCGCGCAGACGTCTCTGACGTCACCAAAGGTTGGCGCGATAATTGCCCAGCGCGTTGCATCGTGTCTGCTTGCTTCCCACGCAATCCACTCAGCCGCAGTGCGCGTCTTACCAGCGCCACGCCCAGCCAAGTAAAGCCAAGTACTCCAATCAGCGTCATCAGGCAGTTGCTCCGGTCTCGCCAAGGTTGCCGCCCAAAGCGCTCGTCGTGCTGCGAGATGATCGTACAAGCTCAATGATTCGCTGGGTATGTTCAGCAAGGGTGTTTCCATCGTAAGTAATCACCTCTGTCTGTAATTTCTCCGGTGCGTTCAGTCCTAGTATTTTTGCCTTGCGGTCGTGGATCGCTAACGCCCTGTCCATCTCCCTCAGCGAGAGTTTGGCTTTTGGCTTGCCTTCCTCGTTGAAGAACAACTGGTGCAACAGCGAGTCTAAAAAAGATAATTCGATTTCCCTATGTTCGTCTATCTTCGGGTGAACTCTGCGAGCCTGTAAGCGCTGGTATGCCTTGTAAGCACCACTAGCGCCGGCGTAACCGAGTGCCTGTCCTATGGCTTCCCATGTAGCGCCGGTATTGCGTAGGGCGATTATTTTAAGGTCACGCTCTACCATTTCTGGCTCAGGCATAGCCATTTTTCCTGTCATGTGTGTAGCGTATCTCAGGAAATAGGAAATGCAACTGGCGCGCTCATGCCTTCTTCCCAAAAGTAGAGTTCAGCAGGGCAAGCGTTCTCGTGCAGACCTTTGAGTATCTTCTTGTTGTCCTCGGTAAATCTTGTAATCTGATAATTCTCAATAGCCGCGTTCTTGAACTTCACTACGTTCTCGATAGACCTGCTCATGGGCAGTAGGGCAACCCCAAGCACTAAATCGCCATATCTCTCTTTGAGCCAATGAGTAGTTATCCCTCTTACGAGAGGTTCGTCTTTACGAGCGCTTATGGCGTAAAAAGGTTCTGTCGGAATGAGTAGGGCTTTGGCGTTGTCGTATTGGTGAAGTAGGTTCTCTTTGTGGGCTTTACGCTCTGCGCCGTTCATCCTTCCCCACTTCTTGTCGCTAGGGGTCGGCTTAGAAGCTAATACTCCGTCAATGTCGTAACCGATCATAAGCCTAGAGCGATGTAAGCAGTCTCTATATCTCCTGTTGCCGCGATTACCTGCTGTGCGTGTAGTTCTTCTCGCTGGTTCTTGTCCATTCTGAGGAGTTGAGCCAGTTCGTTAGGGTAATCTGCCGGAAATGCCCAAGCAAGACCCCTATTGCCACGTGGAGCGGCTACGGGTATTCCTGCGAGTAGAGCGTGGTAAGCGCGACCTGTACGCCAACCTGTATCGGCGTGTTTGCCGTCATAAATTGCTAGACAGGCTCTCCATTGGCGGTAGAACTCTGAGCGATTTTTCTGCTCCGGCGCTGGAACGACAATTTCGTTGCCCCATTCTTCTTGCTTACCGGCGATAGTCACAATTCCGCTAGAAAGGAATGGCGCTAGGACTTTGCTTCTGCCGTTAGGTCTGCCGTAATAGATAGCCGTTGTGTTGATGCCGTCTGCGAACTCGCGTTGTCGCAATACAGCATGGAACGGGATGTCTATGACCTTTGCCGCCGTTGGTACGTTCAGGCGCTTACGTACTGCATCAGTATTGACTGCGTTAGCCGCGATAGTCCAGCGAGACCAATCTTCATCTGGCAGTTCTTTCCATAAGAACGGCAGATCCGGGTCATCGTTCAGGAATACGATCTTGCCCTTGTGTTGCTTGATGATGGCAAATGTCTCTTCCCATGCCTTTTTGTTGAACATGAGGTTATTGCCGCCGAACTCCAGCATGAGCAGGTCGCAATGGTAGTTAGAAGCTTTTGCGTAACCTGCCTCTTGGCTATTAGGCGTTGGGTCGGTCAAGTACGAGAAAGTATGTCCTCGTTCTTCCAAGCTTGCGATAAGACCTCTGCGCTTTTCTAGCCACGTACCTCTCGCTCCGGCTTCATTGTCGGTTAGAGGTAGTTTGCCCGATACACGCCGGTAGCCAACCTTCAACCTTTAACCTGCGACTCTGCTTCGCCTTTGAGTACCTTGACCATCTGTTCTTCACGTTTGGTTCGGTTCTCGCCACCGCGAGCAGTTTCTACTGCATAGGTGAAGCAATCTTTCATGCCACGTAGCGCGTAATACACGATTGAGTAGCGGTAAGCATCTTTTTTCACCGGCGTCATAGGTGTTACTCCATGCACGTACTTGTATCCAGCAAAAAACAGCACCCATCCATCACGGCAAGAGCAAGTGATGTTATAGGCAGGGAAATTGAGGTAGCCGCCTTTCATGTCGCGGCGAATAACTGGCATCGCCGATTATGTGGCAAAGTTGAATCCGTCTCTGTGGTAAGGCAGGGTTGAAGATTTATTTACAACGCCGGATGTCCATAGAGCATCATCGGTCATGCGCCATTCGTTTTCTAGTCCGGCTTCTTTGAGTGCTTCTACATCGTGTTCGTAGACATCAGGAGCAAACTCCTTGAACATTTTGGCAAACTTCTCTGCAAACGCAATAAGAACTGCGTGTTCGTTGGGTTGCTCTCCGGCGAGAGTTGTTGGGCGGCAGGACTCTCTACGCTGAAAGACCTTGCGCGGTGCCATTCCGAAAGTACGTGAGAGGTTTTCAATACCGAGGCTCTGGCGCTTTGTGCTTCCGTACTTGATGTTCAATACAGACCTGCGTAGGAGATTGACTTCTTCTTCCATCGGGAAGTAAGCGAGGATAATCTCGTCTGTGTCTTCGTCTACATAAATACCGGCTTCGTTACAGTTGGCTTCGAGGTTCTCCACCATTGTGCCTACGAGTTCGCTGGATTCTTCTTCCGACATTACTCGCTTGATTTTAATAATTGGAAGATCGGCTAGGTTCATTCTCTTGGAGCCTTCTCGTTGTAAATATCTTCAACCAGTTTGACGATCGCGTCAGCGTTTGTTGTGAGTCCGTGACGTTGGCGGTAATCGCTTAACTTCTCGATAAGCCATACGTAAAGAGTGTTCTCGTAATCTGCCATCAACATACGAGTTTGCTTCGCGTTGTAGCGTTCGGCGTATTCGCCTAATGAGGTACCGACATTGACGTTGCTTAATCCTGTTTCACCAATTTTAGGTGCGAGGTGAATATCTGCTCCGAGGTTAGGTGTCGCTTGCTCATCAAGTAGTGCGAGCAAACTGTCTACATCATCTTGCGCGTAGCCGGTAGCAGTAAGATCAGGCAAATCTCCCAATAGTTCTAGAAGCTTCTCGGTGTCGTATTCACCAGAGTCAGATGTCTTGTTATCGATCGCTACAATCTTCGCGGCTGTCGCTTCATCTACATTGACGTATGTGACGGCGATAGTTTCCCAACCGAGTTTTTGTGCGGCGGCATACGTATGGTTGCCGGCTAGGATTTCATTGTTACGTAGGTTCACAGTAATCGGTTTGTATTGCCCGTAAGCTTCCAACGATTCAGCGATTAAATCTACGTTGCCTTTGCGTGGGTTCTTTGCATAAGGCTTAATTGCCGTAAGAGCGATTTCTTCGATTTCCATGAGATTACTTTACTGTTCCTTTTCGCTTAGTTCCAATCGAGCATCTAACAGCGAGTCTAGTTCTCCAAGCAAGATATTTCGGCGGCGTGGGATTAGGCGTGGGTCAGCCAGCAAGGACTGTATCCATACCATAGCCTCATCGATTTCCTCGACGGTCGCTTCTTCTGTTTGCACAGGAGTAGGTTACCCACGCTTTTTGTTTTCTCGCAGTTCTTTGAAGGCGCGAACCTCATTGGCAGAGTAATAGACTGAGCGCCAAACTCTTTTTTTCCACTCCAACTGACCTCGGTGCTGGATTTGCCGTAGGTTGTTTATTGTAATGTTAAGAAACTGGGCAACCTCATCAGTTGCCCATAATTCCTCGCCATTGTCGGCTGTTACCAAGGCGCTACCTCGTCAGTCTTTGCCTTCTTGCTGATTTTGACCTCAGAAATGCTTTGACCCAAGATAGATAAATAAATCTTCTCTACGCCGTCTTTGACATGCCGCTTGTAGCCGAATACGCCCTCGACCTCGACCAGATCGCCTTTGCGGTAAAAGTCCATAACCGCGTCTGCGTTCTTGTTCCAGAAGCTTACATCGAACCAAATTGTCTCACCCTCGCCTTTGGATTTTGACCAAGGTGTAAACGCTAATGAAAACTCAGCAACTGCTTCATCTCCGACTGCTTTGAGTTCAGGGTCTTTGCCTATACGCCCCTGTATTGTGAGTCTATTCTTCGCCATCTTTGCCCCCTAAGTGATGGATAGTTCCATCTTCGTTGAGTAATACGATTGAGCCGTCAGGCTGAACAAATGGCGTTTCTGCCGGTTCTTGCCAAGACCCAACCATCCATCCTTTGCGCTCTGCTTCCGCAGGGTTCAGGTGAATACTGTTTGTGTTTAAGTTGTGGCACCCGTGATGTATCCAAATCAGGTTAGTCACGCTATCTTCACCGCCGCGTGATTTAAGCTTGCGATGGTGAAGTGCCATGCTCTCATGCGCGTTACCGCCACAAGTCTCGCAGTAGCCGTTGGCACGACTTACTACCTTCTGAACGATCTTCGAGTCAATAGCCATTATTTTCCTCAAAATCTACAAAACAATTGCAACCGCCTATGTCGTAATCATCGATCAGCATTGGTGAATTTTCTGCTCTTTGTCTTAATTCTATAAGAGGTAAAGGTTTTTTAACCCCAGCCACCACTTCAGCCAAAATAGTTACGTCTTT